CGCCGCGCCGGCCGTGACGACGGCCCCCGCTACTACCCCCGCCGCGCCGGCTCCTGCGGCCGGAACGCCCCCCGCTTCCGGTGACCCGAAGGACCCGCCGAAGCTGGATGCGACAGGCAAGCCCGTCGAGATTCCGAAGCCGACCCAAGCGCCTGCTCCGAACGGCAACGCGCTCGAGAAGGCCCCGGGGACTTGGACCCCCGAAGCTCGCGAACATTGGACCACCATTCCGACCGAGGTTCGCGCGGAAATCGTGCGCCGCGAGCGGGAGGTCAGTCGTGCGCTTTCCCATACTGCCGATGCCCGGAATTTCGCCAAGCAATTCGAGGCGACGGTCCAGCCCTACCTCGGATTCATCGCGGCCGAGCAGAGCACCCCGATTCAGGCCGTCCAGAACCTGATGTCCACGGCAGCAACCCTCCGGGTCGGCACGCCCCAACAGAAGGCACAGGTCGCGGTCGAAATCATCCGCAACTTCGGCATCGACCTCGAGATGCTTGACGGCATGCTCGCGGGTCAAGACCCCGGCCGCGATCCGATGGCAAACGTCCGCCAGATGGTCGCGCAAGAATTGGCCCCGGTACGTCAAATGCTCACCCAACAGCAGCAATGGCAGCAGCAGCAAATGCAGACTGTCAGCGCCGACGTGGACACCGAGCTTGCGACCTTCGCGGCTGATCCGAAGCATGAGTTCTATGACGACCTCAAGGACACGATGGCCGATCTAATGGAGGTCGCATCGCGAAGGGGGATTCAGATGGGATTGACAGACGCCTACGAGCGTGCTACACTCATACATGAGCCAGTCCGGCGCGTAATCGAGGCACGAAAGCAGCGTACAAACGCCCAAGAGCAGCATCAGATCGCCAATCAAGCTCGTAACGGTGCCATCAGCATCAAACCGAGCAACGAAGCAGGGGTCGTGACGCAGCAACCGGGTGACAGCATTCGCGAAGCAATCGAGTTTTCACTCGCGCAGAACTCAGGTCGTTGAAGCCCGCTCCGGGGCGGTAGGATCGAAAGACCCCTACCTTAACAAGAGACAATAGAGCAGGCTTTCTTCAACCAATCTTTCGGAGAGTTCAAATGGGCAAGAAATTCCACCCGATCCTGTTTGCGGTTTGCGCCGCAGTGGTCGGGTTCCTTTGGTCGATGGGCGAGAAGCTCAACGATGCGGTCTTCAAGCTGCAAGTGAAAACGGGTCTGGTGCTCGCCGCGTTTCCCAACGTGTCGGACATCGTGACCACGACCATCGAGCAGCGCAGCAAGAAGCTGCAAGACAACGTGACGAAGAACAACGCGCTCCTCGCGTATGTCAAGCAAGGCGGTGGTGTCCGACCGTTCGGCGGCGGTTCGCAGATCAACGAGGAACTGATGTTCGCCGAGAACGCGAACGTGGGCTGGTATTCGGGATATGACCTGCTCCCGGTTGCCGCTCAAGACGTGATCAGTTCGGCGGTGTTCGACATTCGTCAAGCGGCGGTGCCGGTGATCATCAGCGGCCTCGAGCAGCTGAAGAACGCAGGCCGTGAGCAGTTCATCGACCTGATGGAAGGCCGGATCAAGGTCGCCGAAGCTTCGATGATGAACCTCATCGCGGCCGGCGTCTATTCGGACGGCACCGGCGCTGGCGGCAAGCAGCTGATTGGTCTGGACGCGGCGGTTGCCGTTGCCCCGGCCACTGGCACTTACGGCGGCATCGACCGGGCGACGTGGACCTTCTGGCGCAACAAGTCGACCACGGCGGGAGTCGCGTTGACCGCTGCCACGGTGCAGGGCGCCATGAACACGATGTGGGCTTCGCTGGTCCGTGGCATGGACAAGCCCAATCTGCTGGTGATGGACAATGCGTTCTGGACGCTGTATATGTCCAGCCTGCAGCCGCAGCAGCGCTTCACCGACCCCAATTCGGCGAACCTCGGTTTCCCGACCGTGAAGTTCATGGGTGCCGACGTGATTCTGGATGGCGGCATTGGGGGTTTCGCGACCGCCAAGACCTGCTACTTCCTGAACACGAAGTTCATCAGCTATCGCCCGCACCGCGAGCGCAACATGGTTCCGCTGTCGCCCAACAAGCGCTACGCGATCAACCAAGATGCCGAGGTCCAAATCCTCGCGTTCGCGGGCAACATGACCAGTTCCGGCCCGCAGTTCCAAGGTCGGCTGATCACGCCGTAATCGGGTAGGGGGCGCGCCGGTCCCCACGGGCCGGTGCTTAATGGGGGTGCTACCCCCGCCCCCTTCCGATCCACTCTTTCAGGAGAACGAACATGGCAGTCACTTATGGCGGTGCGGTCGCAGCGGGGGCCAAGACGGTCGTCGATACGGCAGCTTCGCAAGCGACCGGCGCCGCATGCACCGGGATCAACTTCGCGGCGAATGGCGTCGCGGGGGCTGCGGCCGGTGCCGACGAAGCGGCGATTGCGAATTGCCGGATCGGAAGCGCCGCGGACGCGAGCGTCAAGGTCGAACAGGGTGATGGCGTCGGCCTGTAATCCCTGAATCACAACCCAACCACCGAAAGCATTCAAGATGGACGCACTCGACATCGACCACAACCTCTTCGCACGGCAAGGCGCCGGCGACGACAAGTTGTTCGTGACCTTCTACAACAACATCCTCCAGAACGACGACAAGACGGCCGAAGCAGGCCGGCCCATCTTCGACGATGTGGTGTTCGTGAAGATCATCACCCCCGGCGACCGCGACAACATCATCGATCGGCCTCTGCGCCCGGAAGACAAACTGCGCTTCCCCCGGCATTGGGCCGCGTTCCAGAACGGCGAACACGAGGCGGTTGTGGGTACGCCGCTCGTCCAATGGCCGCTCGTTTCGCGGTCGATGGCCGAGGAACTGAAGTACATGGGCTTCGTGACGGTGGAGCAAGTTGCCGCTGCTGGCGATTCGGCCATGGCCAAGATGCCCGGTCTTCGCCAGCTTCGCGACCGCGCGGTCCGATATCTGGAAGTTGCGGCCGGCGCAGCCCCGACCGCCGCCTTGCAGAAACAATTGGACGAGGAGAAGTCGGCCCGCCAAGCGCTCGAGGCGCAGGTTACCGAACTCGGTCAGCTGCTCGCGGCCAAGGACGCTGCCCCGGCCCCGAAGGCGAAGTAAGATGGCAATCTACCCGTACAAGTGCGATAAGTGCGGGCGGGAGGCGGAAGTCGTTCAGTCGATTTCCGCCTACTCGAAGGCCCCCGTGCGTCCGGTTTGCCACGGCGAAATGCGCCGGGTTCTGACGGTGCCGCTGATCGCCCCGGATTACCAGCAACCGTTCAAGTCGCATTTGGACGGATCGATCATCAATTCGCGCTCACAGCAAGCCGAGCACATGAAGAAGCACGGCGTAGTGCTTTACGACGATATCGCCAGTGAAATCCCGAGACGCAAGGAGGAAGTCCTCAAGTCTGCGCTCGCCGGAATCAAGGGAGATATCGTCGAAGCATTCTGCAAGGTCGATCAGGGGTACAAGCCCCATATCGGCACGGCGGGCGGTAGTGCCGCCAATCCCGATGTCGTGAATCTCGTGGGGGCTTAATGGCTGACATCACTCGACAGCTGTCCGGTTACGAAATCGTCAAGCGCGTACTTAGTACGCTCGGACTTGGCGTGCCGAACTCGATTGCGTCGAGCAGCGACACCATGGCCGTTCAGATTTGGGCCTTGTTGACCGAGTGTGGACAGGCCTTGCTTGGAGAGTATGATTGGCAGTGGCTCCAGAAGACCCACACCATCAATACTGTCCCCGGCACACTATCTTATCCGGTCCCGGCTGATCTGGATCGGTTCCTGAACACGGCAGCATGGAACAAAACATCCCAACTCCCGCTCGCCGGGCCACTTTCCGGTCAAAGTTGGTCGTTCCTGCAAGCCCGTCAACTTGGGGGTTCGACCCTCCAGCTGCAATTCACAATCCGGGGTGATCAACTCGAATTCTATTCGGTGCCGAGCGTCGCGCAAGTGTTGGCCCTCGAGTACCAATCTCGGGGATGGGTCCGCGACGCGACCAACCCGACCACGTTCAAGGATTTCGCGGAGGGCGATGGCGACACTATTCTTTACGATCCGCAATTGATTATTGCCTACTTGAAGTACAAGTGGCGCGAAGCGAAAGGCTTCGAAACCAGTGCGCTTGAACGCGCCTACCTCAAGGCCCTTGCCGCCGCTCAGGCCAAGGATTCCCCCGGGGTTGACTTGCCGATTTCCTCTCGCAGCAGCGCGGGGTTGATCGGCGGATTCAACCTTCCGGTGACGGGATATGGCCAATAAGCGACGCCTCGGACGGCCCACCACCCACAAGATCATTTCCGGCTCGGCCCCCATCGGGGGCTTGAATGTTCGGGACGCCATCAATTCGATGCCGCCGAACGATGCCCTGACGCTGGTTAATTGGATTCCGCAGCAATACGGGGTCCGGTCGCGTAAGGGGTATTCGGAGTGGGCGATCAACCTCGGTGGCCCGGTTCGCACGATCATGGCTTATCAGCCCGACCGGACCGCCATCGCGAATTATAAGTTGTTCGCGGCGACTGACGCGTCGGTGTTCGATGTCACCAATTCCACTAGCGCCCCGGTCGAGTCGCTTGCGCTCCCGGCGACGGAGAACTACGGCCGACTGACCTTCGAAATGATGAGCAATTCGGCGGGGACCTTCCTCGTTACTTGCTCGAATCAGGGTGGGTATCGGTTCTTTGATGGCGTTACTTGGGGGGTTCCGGTTTCGGGTGTCTCCCCCGGGCAAGTTGATGGCGTCAACCCGGCGAACCTCAGCTTCGTTACTTCGTGGAAGCGCCGTCTTTGGTTCATCGAGAAGGGGACCTGCAAGGTCTGGTACGCCGACACCGATGCCCTGACCGGTACTTTCCATCCGCTGGACGTTGGCCCGTTCATGAAGCACGGCGGTGTGCTCTCTTTCATCGCACGTTGGACGATTGACGCGGGCGAGGGCATCGACGACTTCCTCGTGATCGGGGGCGAGAACGGTGACATCCTGATCTACAAGGGCACTGACCCTTCGAGCATCACCACATTCGGTCTGCAGGGCGTTTGGTATGTAGGCCGGCTCCCTCTCGGCCAGCGGTGCTTCCATACCCTCGGCGGGGACTTGCTAGTCCTGAGCGAAGCCGGGCTGCAGCCTTTGTCGTACGTCACTCGGGGCGGCGCGAGCCAGCTTCGGACTTCGACCATCGACTACCTCGCGAAAATTCAGCCCCGGCTGGCGGAATTGGTGTCGACCCTTGCGGACCAGATCGGATGGGAGTTGAATCTCATCCTCCGCGAGAATCTTCTGATCATCCAGAAGCCGACCGGAGGCACGGTCGTCTACGATCAATACGTACTCTATACCAACACGAACAAGTGGTGCGTATTCAATGGGCTTCCGATGATCTGCGGCCATTCGGCGCAATCGGGGTATTACTTCGGCACCGAAGACGGACGGGTCTGCCTCGGCCTCAATGGGTATTTCGATGGTGTGCCCTACGGCAGCACGGTCGGAAATGGCATCACGGGTGTCATCCAGCCTTCGTTCAGCTATTTCGGGCTCCCGGGCCAGAACAAGCAATGGCACATGATTCGGCCGACCTTCTTGGCGACCGATCGGCCGGCTGTCACGGTCGGGATGATCCCGGATTATCGGACCGATATTCAGGTCGGGAGCCCCACGTACTCCCCGCCGGCCGGGTCCCTTTGGGATGTCGCACTTTGGGACTCGTCGGTATGGGGCGGGTCGCTCAATACTTATCAGGACTGGTATTCGGTCGATGCCTTGGGATACACCGGCTCGGCCTACCTCGTGACGAATTGCGTGGGTGATACCTTCCTTGCCTCGATCGATTATATGGTCGAACCGGGGGGCGCGTTGTGATGCGGATCACTGACCGGAGGATTGTTCATGGATTTTTTCATGATCGGCTTGGTCTTCATTGGTCTGATGACTTTCGAGGTTGTCTATTCGTGCGCGACCATTTTAAGGGCGCTGTCTCGAAGATGGATGATGTCGCGATTGCGGTTGGTTTTAATTCTTTTATTGGTCGGACTTGTGCTATGCACTCGGTCATTCAAGACCCGAGCGCTGTTACTCGCGGAATCGTTCGGGAAACTTTTGAGTTCCCCTTCCTCGTATGCGGAGTGGGATCAATACTCGCCCTCGTCGAAAGCACGAACAAAGCGGCACTGAGATTCGACGAGAAGCTCGGCTTCGTTCGCAAGCTGACCATTCCGGGCGGCGGCGTCGAGGCTGATTTGGTGATTCTGGAAATGACCCGGCACGATTGCCGGTGGATTCGTAAGGAGAACGACAATGGGTAAGAAAAGCGGACCCCCGGCCCCGGATTACACTGCTGCTGCTGAGAAGCAATCTCAGGCGAGCCAACAGCTGGCCCTTAATGATACGTATGCCAATCGGCCGACGATGAACACCCCGTGGGGGACCCAATCATGGCAGCAATCGGCAGGTGTCGACCCGGCCACGGGCAAGC